AATTCATTTTGTTCTATTTTTCCGTAATTATATAACACATTTTCATATGCTAACGACATCCTATTTTGCATAGGTTTACTAGTGTCACTTTGACTTACACTATCGTGGGCCCATTCTGTAATTTTGGGATTGATAAGTGTCATTTGCGTAAATTCTTTTTGATGTAAACAATAAATTTCTACTGATTCAAAAAACTGAACCTTAGTATTATTATCATATATACCATATTGATAGTTCTTTACATTAAATTTTGTATCTCTAAATTCTATAGGAACAAATCCAGATGTTCCATAATTACTGTCTGCAAAATAATGTTTATAGTAGTTAATCCATAATTTATTAATAATATCAAGATTATCATCATGAAAATCCATACTAACAGGAGAATAGGTTAGTTTTGTTTGTACTAATGTTTTTCTGTTATATTGATTCAATGTTTCGTTAGTTACTTGAAATTTTGGCAGATCAATTTTTTTAACCAGTAACCCTACATCTTTAGATTGTGTACTTTTCCATGAACCGGCATCTACAATAGCATCTGGATTTATATTGAATACTATATAATACAGGAAATTAAGTTTGGGAGAATAAGCATAGTTATTGTTAACATACAATCGATTTGCATGTTGATAGTCTCTTAAATTAGGATATCCTGTTTTATAACCAGTGCCGGCAAGGTAATTATTAAATGCATTTGACATACAAATATTTAGTCAAAAAAAAGCCTAGGTTTTATGCTAGGCTTTTTAAAAGTTAAATTAACTGTTAACCTGTTGCTAGGCCTTGAGCCCCTGCTGGTCTTACTACACGACCTACATTTAAACCAACGCCACTAGAAGTGCCGCCTGGTTGATCTAATTGAATAGCATTATCATAAGTGATACTTAATGCAATATCCATAGGATTAGTTGCATCTGCATAATCGCCGCCTTGATAAGTAGCTTGTTTGATAAAGCATCCTAAAAATTCAAAACTTTCTAAGGTTACTGGTTCATATTGACCATTGCCACCGTCAAGCATTTCAACACGCATTCTGAATTTATAATCAATGCCGCTAGCAGCCCCGCTTTGTTCAAAGAAATCAAATTGTTTCTGTAATTGTTCTCCTACTTTGCGACTTACAATACCACTTGCATCATCACGGATAGTTAATTTTGCATCTCCAAACTTATGCTTACCTATTAGTTTAATTGTGCTATTGTATACAGGTATTACAACTTCGTCAAAGGTAATATCTGGTCGAGTCACATTCATTACTTGTTTAGTTAATTCTGTCACAGGTTGTCCCTGAACTCCAAAACTTTCTAAAGTAACACGGAAGCGATACTTTAGTTTTGGCATTAACAGGCCTTGACTATTAGACGCTTGAGAACCACTTAACGGTACTGTAAATCTTGATAAACTTGCGATTGGCATATAACTGCTCCTTATTCTTTTGTATTTACCTATTATAGACCGGCTGCAATGTCACCAGTATTTTTTAAGCGTAGTGGAATATAAATGTACTCAATCGCTTTAACTGGTTCGATAGCAATATCAACATATAATTCGCTACGATCAATTCTAGCAGGAGTATTATTTGTTTCATCGCAAACTATAACATAGTCATACAGTGCTCGTTGTCCTACTAATTCTAACATTAAACTTTCAGCTGCTGCTTTAATTTCACGACGTGTTTGAGAATCGTTTGGTTCAAACAAGAATGGTCTTGCAAGAACATCTAATTGTTTGCGTAGATAACATACTAATCTAGCAACATTTATTCTATCTAACGAACTTGTAGTTCTAGCACGAGTGCGTTGACCGTAGGCCAATACACCAACACCTGACAACGTTGCAATTGGGTTAATTTTAACATCGTCAAGAACATCTCGTAATCCCTGTGGTAATGCAGTAGATTTAAATTCACCTTCTTCAGTGATATAACCGACTGATGTAGCATTATCTACACCACCTCGACGTACTCCTGCTGGTGCAAACCATGGATAACTTTTTGCATCACTATTAATAATAGTACGTAACATCATGTGACTTGCTGGAACAACAATAGGATTACCAGTGTTATCGTTAGTGTAACCACTTGGATAATACATAGCCATATATTCATCATAACTTGTTGCGCCCACATCACTGTTGTCCAATGCTCCATTGGTGTTTAGTCCCCAAGCAGTTAATGCTGTACCAGTTGGCGCTAAACGGAATGGGGTATCACCGAGTACAAACGCTGTAATACCACGATCAGTGTTTAACCCAATCATGTTCTGAATTAATTCAGGATAACCTGGGGTTGCAATTAAATTAAACCCTAACGTATCATTATCACGGATAGTTTGATTAGTATCAATTAAAGATTTCATAGCTTCAATAACTTGTGCTCGTTGCCCCAATCTACCAAACTGTGGACCACCGTCAGCCGCAACTGAATTTTGTGATACCCAACGATCTGGCTCGTATGAAGCCATCGACGCTAGACTTTGTCTAGGATTAGTAGTTGCTAAATTAATATATCCTGAAACATATTTTTTAACGTTAAATCCTGTACGGCGTGAATTCCACAATCTCATACCTCTTGGATATAATGCTGGATCTGGTGCATCTGGATCTAAATAGTTACTTGACAGCAACGATACAATAGAGCTAGATGTAGCAAGATTACCAGCAGTTGCCCAACGTGCATCTGCAAATAACCAACCAGTTGGGGTTGATTGATCTGTTACATCTTGTTTAACCCATGCTGTACCGCTGTAAACATAAATGTTTCTACCATACATGTCTGGATCGCTAGTATCGACCCAAATATCTCCGTTTACTAATGCAGTACCGTCACTTTGTCCAGTAGCAGCATCGGGCTCAATTGCACTAACAATAGGACCTAATGGACTTGCGGTAGGAAATGAAGCGGCGTATCCAACCCATGTAGTACCGTTGTGATATAAAATATCTACTTCGTCAAGTACACTATCATACCATGTACTGCCATCTGCTGGTACTGTGTATGGAGCATTAGCGCCTGCTTCGTATACTAGGGGTTTCCAAGATGTTACAATAAATGTAAATGGTGTAGTGCCTGTTGTAAAATCGCCAGTTGGCGCACTAAACACATTACTAGTAGTACCGGCAGTAAAGAAACTGTTTAACACAGTATTTGGACCTGTCCATAATTCAACAGCGCCGCCACCTGAGTGTGTTATAGTTAACACGTTTGATGAAGCATTCCAAGAAGCAGAAGTATATAATAATGCCTGAGCAGATATAGCAGATGGAATCTGGCTTCCTATAGTAGTAGCTGTATTAGATAAGGTAGCTGTTCGAACAGGTCCCCATGTGCCATCTAGCAAACTTTCTCTAATGGTAAATGTAGTACTAGCCGATAATATAGTAGTTACAGCAGCACTTACTGCAATAGTAGATCCAACGCTGGCTTTCCTCCACAATTTAAAATTAGCAATATCTGTGGTACTGTGATTAAAATTAGATTCAATAAACAGGTTACCCACAGCAATATTTTTCCCACCACCGAGTGTGTCTAATGCGTAATTAGCACTGATAATACTTGGATATATAGGAGTAGTTACCGTGGTCCACGATTGACTTGCACTTTTATATACTTTAATTGACCAGTTTGCTCCATTGGAAGGAGTTGTTGTAGTTACCCAAACACTACCTGTTGCAGTGCTTGCATTAAATGTTGGATAAGAATAATGTTGAGAAATTGTTACTTGTTTTCCAGATTCAAATCCGTCTTCAACAGAAACCCATACACTAGAAGTATTCTTATGATATAACTTATTTTCATTGCTGCTAGTTACTACCATACAATAATTACCTATTTGTCCTATACTAGCAGCCGGAGCAACACCATTGAAATCACTAGATTGAGAATCGTCATCCAATACAATTGGAGTTTGGTTGATAAATGTTTGTGTAGACGAACTCCACTCTTTAACACCGAATACACTGGATGCAGTGTCTACCCAATATGTTCCTGCTACAGGAGCACCTACTGGTTCAGTACTAGTAGGTATCAGACCTGCAAGATCTAAATTTGCTCTAACAATATATGCACGTGAACTTACACCTAATGAACTATATGCTGCTTGAAGCCCATATTCGTTTAATTCATTACCATGTAAAGGATTACTGCCACTGTCAGTGTAGAACAATGGGGTTCCAAATGTATCTGTTAGATCACGTTGACTAGTGATTAACCATACTTTACCTGCGTTAGCCGCAGTAGTTCCTAGTGCAACGGTGCCGCTGGGATTTAGTTTATCTTGTTCTGTTGCTACAAATAGCATCGGCACCGTGCCGGGAGCTGAGGGAGTATAAAAACTCTCGTCAATTACGCTTACTTGTACGCCTGGTGAATTCAATATTGCCATTTAACTGTCTCCTTAATGGATTACTTGAGTTATTTACCAATATGACAATAAAATCCTCTGGTTAAATACCCTATAAAGGGCGGGAAAAGGGCGGTGTATGAGAAATTTATGTAATATATGCAATCAAAGACCAGTTGCAGTTAACTACTACAAAGAGGGTAGAATATTTTATAGATCAAAGTGTGATCATTGTGCTAATCAACGAGGGATCGGTATCTCAAAATGGCAATTAGCAGGATACAAACAGAAAACTGTCTGCGACAAATGTAACTATGCTTCTAAACATACTGAACAATTTAATGTATTTTATATCGATGGAAATCCAACAAACTGTAAATTTTCAAATTTAAAAACGGTTTGTGCCAATTGCCAACGAGTACTCCATAAGCTAAAGTTGCCTTGGCGACAGGGAGATTTACGACCTGATTTTTAAATCAAATCGAGTGCAACTTTTGTTGCAAATGGTAAATCAGTATTAGGCAATAAGTTTTTAATCTGATCAAATAATTCATCAATGGTAGAGTCGTTAGATACAATATGATCAATATTACCACCTACCCAAGCAGTTTCACTAGAATGAATTTCTTCATTCTTTAGAAAATTTATTGCATTTTGCACACCTCGATTTGCTTGTATTGCAATATCATACCAATGAGGCTTCATTCCTCTTTGAATTTGTATCACAATGCCGCCGGCGGAATGAATTGCGTCAATTTCGTTAGGAAATCGAACATCACTGATGACAACATTGTCTGTAGTTTTACGTATTTTATTTTCTAAACTAGCAATCCATATATCATCGTGAAATCCACCTCTACAAACTTCAGTACCCCAAAGTTGTAGCATTAATCGCGGAGTGAGATTTGGCATATCTAGTCTATCGGCCCACCAAGTGTCAACTTTTTCTCGCCACTCTCTGGCTTCTTTTGTACGCCCCTCTAATAGAGTACGATCCCAACCAAATATATAAGCTATTGCATCTTTAAGAGTATTTGCAAATGAGTCTCTTCTAAATTGATGATAATTTACAAGATAGTCTGCGGCTGTATCTTTACCAGAATTTATAAAACCCACAAAACCTATAATCATAGCATCTCCTCGTGATACTATAATTTACTATAATTGCGTATAATTGTCAATAATTTTTTTAGCCAATAATGAATGTAAGCGGGGTCCCGCCGTCTTTGTAGTTTACCAGATCCAGCTCTAATGTTTCCATTTCAGCTTTACCTTCCCCTTTTAATGCAGTACCGTTTAAGCTAGTACCACCTTGTGGACTGGCAATTTGATTAAATTTTTCTCGGGCTTCACCTAACATTATTTTACAAGTTGCAAGAGCATAGTCTTTAAGCCATTGATTTGCAAATGGGTCCTGCAATAGATTAAAATCAGGACGATAGTTGAACAACCACAGAAGCACTTCTTCTTCACTTCTAGGACGTTGCATTATAGTTAATTTTTTGGTAGTTTTGTTAAATGTAAAGTTAATTTCACTACCGAACATTTTGCCTACCTGTTTCTGATACGAAGCAAAGGCATAATAGGTAGCTAGGCCACCCATGTTCGAAGAAGTTAATAGATAGGTGTTTGAATAGGCCAAGTTAAATGGTTCATACACTGACCCGCCCTGTCCGCCACCGGACCTTGAGCCCACACTACGTCTAAAAATTTGTCGAACATTAGTAACTTCTTGGGGTAATAGATAGTCGTTTTTATCAATATCCAACATTAAAAATCCGAAACTTTCCTCTACTGCATTACTACTGCGTTGGCGAAACTTGTTTAAAGCACGGTCAATGGCAGTATTATAATGCACAGGGTCTAATTCCACATCCACCATACCAGATCCTAGCATAGGTTTTATGTAATCTATTACTTTTTGGCGTTCGTTTTCATTTTCAGTCATACTAATATTTAGTTGTTTTGTAATGTCTTGATTCAATAAATAACAGACTATGCCAAAACTTTCACTCTATCGTCCAGAAAAAAGCAATGATTTTAAATTTTTAGATCGTTCAATATATGAGCAATTTCAAATTGGTGGTACTGATATATATTTGCATAAGTACCTAGGAGTAATAAATCCACTAGAGGGCGAAAGTAGCCCAACTAAACCTGCTAATGTTGCCGACGCCGGAGAACTGGGTATACAAGACATATTATTCATGGAAAATAGAGATCGTCGCTACGAACCAGACGTATATGTTATTCGTGGAATTTATACACTGCAAGATCTTGATTTTAATTTAAGTCAATTCGGCCTATTTTTACAAAATGATAATATTATGATTACGTTTCATTTACGTGGAACTTATGATGCACTGGGTAGAAAAATCATGGCAGGAGATGTTATTGAATTGCCTCACCAAAAAGATGAATATGCATTGGATGACAGTTTAGTAGCATTAAAAAGATTTTATGTAATAAGTGAAGTTACTCGACCTGCAAACGGATATAGTCAAACTTGGTATCCACACTTACTTCGTGCAAAATGTCAACCATTAGTTGATACTCAAGAATTTAAAGAAATTCTTGACAAAGATTCTGGAGCAGAAGATGGCAGTACATTAAGAGATCTACTATCTACATATCAAAAGAACATTGAGGTAAATGATCAAATAATAGCACAAGCATTAGTTGATGCTGAGGAGAGCGGATATAAAACTAATCAGTTTTTTGTAATTCCTAAAGATGAAAACAACTTAGTTGAGGTTAACGATATAACCAATAGTGATATTGATGTTAGTTCAACTGCATTAGATGCAAGTACAGTATTAGCAAGTCCTACTAAAAATTATTATTTAGGTTATCTTACTGGTGATGGAATACCCCCTAATGGAGCACCTTACGGATTTGGTATCACATTTCCAGGAGATTCAGTTCCAGGCCAATTTTTCCTTAGAACCGATTATCTTCCTAATAGATTGTTTAGATATGACGGCAAACATTGGATTAAATTTGAGGATAATGTTCGAATGACTAATAGCACATTAGGTGAAACACAAACTAATAATCCATTATTAGTAAGAAGAAAATTAAAAGCAGATTTTATTAATAATACTACAACTGCAACAATTGGTGGTGCAGTTGTTCAAGAAAAACAAGCATTAAGTAAAGTTCTAAAGGCTAGAGCAGATAATTAATATGCACATTTATAAACAATTTAAGGGGGCTTCGGTTTAACACCGTTGTACTAAATCGGATTATTTTTATGATGGGCAAGTACGCAGATACTTGACACAGTTTATACAGATTATGAGCAACTTTGCTTATAAAGATGCCAAAGGGCAGTTAGTTCGCGTGCCTGTTCGCTATGGT